TATGGTTTCGCACGCCAGAAGTTTTCAGGTGGCGCTACTACACAAACCCTATGGGGTGGTGTTGAGTTTGGTTCAAATAAATTCAAACAGTTCCCTTCATATTCAGGGCGGTCAGGCAGAGGTAGTCGAGGATGGTTTATCTATCCAACCCTTCGCAGAATTCAGCCTGAATTGATAAGTAAATGGGAAGCAAGTTTTGATCGCATTATTAAGGAATGGGTCTAATGGCTACTGGTAATCGCACACTGAAACTCTCAATCCTTGCCGATGTTGATGATCTTAAAAAGAAACTTGGCGAAGCTGATAAAGCCGTTGAAGGAAACGCAAGTAAGATTTCAGAGTTTGGAAAGAAGGCTGCTGCTGCTTTTGCCGTTGCTGCCGTTGCTGCTGCTGCCTATGGCACTAAATTAGCCATCGATGGGGTCAAGGCTGCAATACAGGATGAGCAAGCACAACTTAGGTTAGCAAGTGCTTTAAGAACTGCTACAGGGGCAACTGATGCCCAAATAAAGGCTACTGAGGACATGATCCTTAAAACATCACTTGCCACAGGCGTTGCTGATGATCAATTAAGACCAGCATTCCAAAGACTTGCCGTATCAACTAAAGATACAGTTGAAGCGCAGAAATTGTTAAACCTTGCTTTAGATATTTCTAAAGGTAAAGGAATTGAATTAGAAACAGTTGCAAATGCTTTAGGTCGTGCTCAAGATGGTAATACCACAGCTCTTGGCAGATTAGGACTTGGATTATCTAAGGCTGAATTATCAACTCTTTCATTTACGGAAGTTCAAAGTAGATTATCTGATCTTTATGGTGGCGCAGCAGCTGCTAATGCTGAAACATTTCAAGGGAAAATTGATCGCTTAAAAGTTGGTTTTGATGAGGCTAAGGAAAGTCTAGGCGTTGCATTATTACCACAGGTTGAAAAATTTATTACATTTTTGAATACTACTGGTATCCCAACATTAAACGCATTTATCGCTGGACTTACTGGCTCTAATGGTATGAGTAATGCTTTAACTCAAACTGAAAGTAATGCTCAATTATTTGGAAAAGGCATTACAGGTTTAGTTGGTATTGTTTCTGGATTTATTACATTCCTAAGAGAAGCAATTGGCTTACTTACTTTATTTGCAAATCAATTAATCTCAGTTGCTAATGTGGTTCCTGGTGTTAATATCGGATCAATTCCTAATATCGCGCCATCAATGGCTCCAAGCGTTCCACAAACATCTGGCTTGTCATCTCTTGGAGTAAATCCAAACGCGCCTGTAACAACAATTAATAACATTACAGTTCAGGCATTAGATAGTGAAAGCGCAGCAAGAGCTGTAAATAAGGTTATAACTCAAGCATCTAAGCGATCAATTCCAGCACTAAGCAGTTTAGGCGTTCAAAGTAGATTATGACAGTCTTTACTCCTGATTGGAAATTAACAGTATCGGGAACTGAATATACTGATATTGCAATTAGCGACATTACACACGCTTCTGGCAGAACCGATATTTACTCTCAACCTAATCCATCTTATATTCAAATTAGTTTAGTGGCTTTATCTGGTCAAACTTTACCATTTGATATTAATGACAGTTTAGCCTTGGAAGTTAAAAACAGTGCAGGAACTTATGTTGCTTTGTTTGGTGGCAATATAACTGATGTGTCAGTTGAGGTTGGCGCTACTGGATCAATCGCAACAGTAGTCAATTACACTTTGGTTGCCATGGGCATTCTTGCTGGTTTGTCTAAAGTAATTACAAATGGAATTTTATCTCAAGATGAAGATGGCGATCAGATTTATGCTTTACTTTCCGATGCGTTAGCAGGAACTTGGAATGATGTTCCAGCAGCATCTACTTGGTCAGGATATTCTGCAACTGAAACTTGGGCAAATGCTGTAACTTTAGGACTTGGCGAAATTGATCAGCCTGGACTTTATGTTATGGAAAATCGTGCCAGTAGTCCAGATACTGTTTATAACATCGCCTCTAATATAGCAAACTCAGCTTTTGGATATTTATATGAGGACAATCAGGGAAATGTAGGATATGCAGACGCAGACCATCGACAGACTTATTTAGCAGCAAATGGATACATTGATCTTGATGCTCGACATGCTTTTAGTCAAGGGATCCGAACCACTCTCAGTTCAGGCGATATTCGTAATGATATTTATATTAATTATGGCAATAATTTTGGATCACAAAAAACATCTACAAGCGTTGCTTCAATTGAAACTTATGGATACAGGGGCGAAACAATTCAATCTCTTATTCACGACAACACAGATGCTCAAGATATAGCTGATCGTTATATTGCCCTTAGAGCCTTTCCACAACCTATTTTTGACAGCATAACTTTTCCAATAACCAATCCAGAGATCGACGATGCAGATCGAGATGCTTTGCTTGGGATTTTTATGGGTCAGCCATTAAACATTGAAAATTTACCTGATCAAATTACGGGTGGCAGTTTTGAAGGATATGTCGAGGGCTGGTCTTGGAGCACAAGATTTAATGAACTATTTTTGACAATCAATCTATCACCAACAGCCTTTAGCCAAGTGGCTACTCGCTGGAATGCTGTCAATATAGCTGAGGCTTGGAACACTCTAAGTCCAACTTTAACATGGGAATACGCTACAATCGTAGCCTGAGATAAAGGATAACATGGCAACTACTACAAACTATGGCTGGACAACTCCAGATGACACGGCGTTAGTCAAGGATGGCGCAGCTGCTATTCGCACGCTTGGAAGTTCTGTTGATACAACGACAAAAAATCTTAATCCATCAACAACTCTTGGCGATATTGAATATCGTTCATCCACAGCAAATACAAACACTCGACTTGGTATTGGATCAACTGGACAAGTATTAACAGTTGCTGCTGGCGTTCCTTCTTGGGCTGCATCCGCTGGCGGTGGCATGACCCTGATTAGTAGAGTTACATTTTCAAATGTTGCTTCACAAGCATTCGATAGTGTTTTTACATCAAGTTATGACACATATTTTGTGAGCATTGATGACATTTATGCAGCAACATCAACAGATGATTTACATTGGCAATTTAGATATGCTGGACCAACAACGCAAACAGCCAGTTATTATTCAGCAAATTTTGGCTATGATTTTGCTAATACTTTAACCACAACTGGAACCAATAATGGTAGCGAATTCAATTTATCAACACGGACTGGCACTAGCGGTCAAGGAGGTAGCGGGCAATTTTATGTTACTCATGTTGGTAATTCATCTGAATATCCAGTTATTTCAGGTTTATTTTTTAATAATCCATCACAAGATCAAAGAGTTGTTGGTGGAAAAATTGATCAGCCTCGCATATACACTGGCTTTTTATTAAAATCATCAAGCACAAACATAACAGGAATCGTCTCAATTTTTGGAGTTAATAAAATATAATGACAAATAATCAAATTGGAATATACGACCACACTACTGGTGAAAACATTGTATTAGAAATGACATCAGAGGAAAAAGCAAAAAGAAATGCAGAAATTAAGGCTTGGCAAATTGGTAAAGAAAAAGCAAAATTAGAAGCCGAACAGTTAAGGGCAACCAAAATTGCAGCTTATGAAAAATTAGGATTAACTGAGGCAGAAATTGAGGCGTTATTGCCAACACCTAAGCCTTTGGTAACACCTACCGCATTAGCATAATCTTGGGCTAATGAAACCTTGGTTATCTAAAGCTGCTGTTCAATTAAGAGAACAGACTGATGACTGCTTCCCTGATCGCAAGCGTGCCAGCGATGGGTGGATTGGTGATGCTCGTCATTCAGCCAGAGTCAGTCAGCACAATCCCAATAAACAGGGTGAAGTATGTGCCATTGACATTGACGCTTGCCTTTCTGACCAAGAGGCAGTTAGTTTCGATTTGGCAGATCAAATTCGACTTGCAGCAAAAACAGATAAGCGCATTTTGTATGTAATTCATGCCACTAAAATTGCAAGTGCTAAGTCATTATGGCGATGGAAAAAATATACTGGGATCAACCCACACCACAAACATATTCATATTTCATTCAAAGAAAATCAAACAGGCGAGTTTTTCAATATCCCACTACTAGGAGGCAAGTAATGAAACTATCAGCAAAACACAAGTCAGCAATTAAGTCATATCTAAGAGCTGTTGCAGCTTCTGGAATTACTGTGGCTCTTGCAATCGTAGGAGATATTAAACCTGAATATGCAATTTTGCTTGGCGCTCTTATTGCTCCATTTATCAAAGCCATTGATCCAACTTCCTCAAAAGAAGCTGATTATGGTATTGATGCGAAATGACACCAAACGATTGGGTCGCTATCGCCGTTGGCGGATGCGCCATATTAACAAGTTTATTAGTGGCTCTGCGCTGGGTTATTAAAGGTTGGCTTAATGAGTTACGCCCTAATGGTGGCTCTAGTATGAAGGATCAATTAACAAGACTTGAACAGCGTGTCGATGACCTGTTTGTCTTAATCAGTAAGCGATAATTTTATTTATGGCGAACACACGAAAACCTATCAAACGCAAAAAGATCAATCGTCGAGTCGTTCGCCAAACTCCTGAGCCATTAAGCAAGATAGATCAACATTATTTGGCTTTGCACGAATGTTATAAAGCAGCTCGTAAAGCAGGATTTACACCAGAACACGCATTCTGGTTAATGACCGAGCATAAGACTTTCCCTGATTGGGTCGTAGGCGATGGAGGGATTATTCCTTCCATAGATCCAACTGACGATGAGGATGACGATTAAGCGATACTTAGTAATAAGTGATTTGCAAATTCCATACCACCATGAAGCAGCCGTCAAAAATGTTATTAAACTCGCACGACGCGAAAAGTTTGATAGCGTTCTATGCGTTGGCGATGAAATTGACTTTCAAACCATTAGCCGATGGGCTGAGAAAACACCTTTGGCTTATCAACAGACTTTGGGTGATGACCGCACAGCTACTCAAGAGATTCTTTGGGATCTCACAGAGCACAGCCGAGAAGCACATATTATCCGCAGTAATCATACTGATCGCCTTTATAATACTTTACTAAAAGTCCCTGGGCTGATTAGCCTTCCAGAATTACAGTATGCAAAGTTTATGGATTTTGAATCTATGGGCATTACATTCCATAAACAATTCTTTGAATTTGAAAAAGGTTGGATCTTGGCTCATGGCGACGAAGGTAACATGAACCCTAACGCTGGACAGACTGCCCTTAATCTAGCCAAGAAAGCAGGTAAGAGCGTAGTTTGTGGTCATACCCATAGACTAGGTATGTCAGCCTACTCAGAGGGGCTCTACGGGGCTTACAGACCCCTTTACGGGGTTGAAACAGGCAACCTTATGAACAGAGCCAAAGCATCATACACAAAGGGCTTGGCTAACTGGCAAATGGGCATTGTAATTATGGACTGGGATGGCAAAAATATGAATGTGCAGATGATTCCAATCAACAAAGATGGAAGTTTTACAGCTCTTGGAAAGTCGTATGGAGTGTGAAACCGACTATATCCCTCGCACGATTGATGATCATATCGATACAGTTGAGGGTTTTGGCTTTATCTAATCGTTATCAAACACGCCGAAAGTAATTAACCCAACCTTCTTGATTTAGGTCATACTTTATGTATGCACA